ATGGAGATCAACCTAGAGTCATTTAAGGTTGAGGTTGATGACAGGAAAGATGCTAGGGCCAAGTTCTCTGGGGACATTACACCCAAGGTATTCTGCATACTGGCGTTGGTTTTATACGGTGCGTATGTAATGACCGTAACCATACTTCCTCACGACCAGAACGATGAGACTATTATCTCTCTGGTACTAGGTCAGTTGTCTGGAATACTGGGTACTTGTGCTGCATTTTTCTATGGCGGATCTAATGGCAAGAAATAACATGAAGCAGTTAATTGAAATGTTAAAGCGTCATGAGGGCGAAGTTAAAACCAATGGCCGTCATGTTGCCTATAAATGTTCTGAAGGATACTGGACTCTCGGTGTAGGGCGTAACATAGATCCAGAGAATGGGATCGGTTTGTCTGATGACGAAGTTGATTATCTTTTGGAGAATGACATAGAGCGTTGCATAAAAGAAATCTCTAGTGAGTATCCTTGGTTTAATGATCTAGATGATGTAAGAAGAGACGCAATCATTAATATCTTTTTTAATCTTGGCGCTACAAGATTCAGAGGTTTCAAGAAAGCAATAGCCGCTATGGAAGAGGGCGACTACAGTAGAGCTTCTACCGAGTTCTTGGATTCCAGATGGGCCAAGCAGGTAAAGGGTAGGTCTCTGGAGGTCACTGATCTTATAAAGAATGGCGAGTATGTTGAATAGGTTTACGATATGCTGGTTAAGTACAAGTTTGCTCCGGGTGTAAATAAGGAAGGTACAGAATACACAGCCGATAGTGGCTGGTACGATTCCGATAAAATAAGATTTAGAAAAGGCCGCCCGGAACAGATAGGTGGCTGGCAGAAATATTCAACCAATACATTCCTCGGCGTGTGCAGATCTATCCACGATTGGAAGGCTGCTGCCGCCACAGACTACCTCGGCCTTGGAACCACTTTAAAATATTACATCAACAGGGGTGATGAGTATTACGATATCACTCCCATAAGAGAAACCACTGCTGCTGGTGATGTAACCTTTGCTGCCGTAAACGGCGATGCAACTTTGACGGTATCTGACACTGGTCACGGCGCACAACAGAATGACTTTGTAACCTTCTCTGGTGCTGTCAGCTTGGGCGGTAATATAACTGCGGCAGTTTTAAATCAAGAGTATCAAATAGCTACGGTTATTGATGGCAACTCTTATACTGTAGAAGCTAAAGATACTAGTGGTAACACGGTTCTAGCCAACGCATCTGACACGGGTAACGGCGGAGCCTCTGTAGTTGGGGCGTACCAGATTAATGTAGGTCTGGATACCTATGTCCCGGCTTCTGGTTTTGGTGCTGGCACTTGGGGTTCTTCTGCTTGGGGTGGTTCCACTGTAATCACATCCGGTAATCAGATACGCCTGTATAGCGAAGATACTTTTGGTGATGATCTGATATTCAACCCAAGGGGTGGGAATATCTACTACTGGGATGAGAGTGCCGGGCTAACTAGCAGAGGCACAACTCTGGCTAGTAACCCTGCCGCATCCAACTGCCCTACCGTTGCCTTGCAGGTTATGGTGTCAGATACCGACAGGCATACTATTGCTTTTGGGACTAACGCGATTGGCTCATCAACAATAGATCCTTTGTTTATTAGATGGTCTGATCAAGAGAATCCTTTTGATTGGACGCCTACAGCTACAAACACTTCTGGCGGTGTTTCTCTGCCTGCTGGCTCTTATATCCTTGGAGCCTTAAAGACAAGACAAGAGATACTGATCTTTACAGATAACAGCATTCATTCAATGCGTTACTCTGGCTCTCCTTTCACTTATCAGTTTGCTTTGGTTAGTGAGGGATTCTCTATGGTCTCTCCTAAAGCCGCGACAAGTGCTGGTGACGTTGTCTACTTTATGGATCGTGGCGGGTTCTATATGTACAACGGTGCTATCCAAAGATTGGTATGTACCGTTCTTGATTATGTATTTAGCAACCTTAATCAGGATCAGGTATTCAAAGTGTTTGCCACAACTAGTGTGGATTTCTCTGAGGTTACTTGGTTCTACCCGGTAGGAACTGGCAACACTGAGTGTACTAATTACGTTACTTACAACTATGTAGAGAACTCTTGGTCTGTTGGAACTCTTGACCGTGGTGCTTGGATACCGGCGCACACAAGAAACTTTCCGATTGCCTCTTCAAATATTACGGCAACAAACAATAACTATCTGTATACCCACGAGAATGGATTTGATGCAGATGGTGAGGCGATGAATGCCTACATAGAGTCTGGCGGCATAGAACTTGCTGAAGGCGAACAATTCATGTTCCTGACAAGAATGATTCCTGACTTTGAGTTTAGAGGAACCACTTCTTCTGCGGCGCTAAATGTTGTGATTAAGGGTAAAGACTTTCCTTTGCAGGATGGTCAGACTCTTTCCACTTCTTTGGTTACAGAGGATACCAAGCAGTCTTTTATCCGGGCTAGAGCTAGAGAGACTGTGGTAAGGATAGAGAGTACTGGCACTGGATATGGCTGGACTTTAGGTGATCTTCGATTCGATATGAGGTCTGACGGAAGAAGATAATGGCTGAACAAAGATCTGTCGTGCTGCCTATTGCTGGGCAGGAATACGAATACAACAACGAGCTTACCCTGAGAAGAACCGTTGAGAGATCCTTCAGAGAGGTTCAGGACACCATTAACGTGGTGGCGGATCAGACTGACAAGGATGCCTCTCTTTCTCTCAGGAAGTATCAGTTCATGTTTATGGGTGCTAAATGACAGACGTTATAAAAGTTCTGGGTCAGCTTGACGCAGCAGCCACAACCACTGAGGTTCTATATACAGTCCCTGATTTGACTGTGACAACAGTCAGTTCTTTCGTTGCCTGCAACAGGAATGCTGGCGCTCAGACGTTCAGACTCAGCATTCATGTCGACAATGCTGGGGCAGATAACAAACAGTTTTTATATTATGATAAGCAAGTAACCGCTAATGACACCTTGACAGCGGTCATAGGTATTACGTTGGGGCAGGGCGATGTCATGAAAGTATATGCCAGCTCAACCGATTTCAGTTTTAGCGTGTTCGGCGTGGAGACCAGTTGATGAATAGAATGCCCCCGTTGCAAAGAAATGCAGACGAGTTAGCTAGGTACGGTAGGTACGGTGACTCGATGCTGGTTCATATGAACCCCGCTGAGGTTCAGGGAATTGCATCCTTGTCCCCCACTGGCAAGCTAACCAGAAACCCCGTCACGGGTCAGCCAGAGGCTTTCCTGCCATTCTTGGCTCCCCTTCTGGCTAAGGCCGCCCCCGCCCTTCTAGCTAAGGCTGGGCTTGGCGGTCTGGCTAGTGCCGCCGCTGCTGCTCCGGGCGTAACCTCTGCCATAACATCTGGTCTGGTCACTGGTGTTGCTGAGGGAGATCTTGAGAAAGGCATTATGGCTGGTATCACCAGCTTTGGAATAGGCAAAGCTCTGGGTGCAGCCAGTGATGTAGCTAATTTAGGGAAAGAAACTGCTGAGGTTGCGAAGGCTACTGAGGCTGTCGATGCAGCTAGAGAGGCTTTAGGGACTCAAGCAACTCCGAGCTTGGGAGACGCTTTAATTCCGAGAGATCCAGCGGTTGCCGAACAGTTTGGTTTGGATGTCCTTTCTCCTGAGCAAGCTGAGTTTGTGAAAGCCGCAGGCAGGTCAGAGGGAGCGCGACAGGCTTTGGATACGGCAAGATTGGGGCTAAGTCCTGCAAAGCAAATCGGTTCTGTTTTTAGCGAAGAAGGTCTTGAGGCTTTTGGCACAGAAATGATGAAGCCTTCCAACATTCTTCCAACCGCTATTGGTGCTGGCAATCTGGCGCAGATGGACGCTATGGAGAGGCAGCAGGCTATGGGCAGAGAGCAAGAAGCTAAGAGACAAAGAATGTTTGATAGGCAGCGAGGTATTATGTCTGGTGCTGCCTCTGTAGCACAACCAAGAAATCCATTTGCCGGGGTATTTAAAAAGCCCGGACTAAGTGCGTTTAGTAGAACAGCATAGGAGCTAGAGATGGACGATGATACAGAATTCACCTCTGGCAGAGATGAGATATACCCCGGCGCTGCCGGGGATATCGTTATGAATTTTGATGGTCAAGGGAGGGTAATACCTGTGGCTGGAGAAGCTGGTGGCGGAGATAGGAACATACCCGGTGGTGGTGGAAAAAATAATTTTGGGACTGCTGGTTTTGATGCTGGTCAAGTTCTGGGTGGTGAGGCAGCCAAAAGACAGCAGGAAATATTAACGGGCAGTCAGTACTCAGCAAATATGCCGCCTCCGGGCTACCGTCCCGGCTTTGGCCCAGAGTATCTGTACTTCGGAGATCCTCGTTACGAAGATTATTTAGCTCTTCTTCCGGGCGTATATGGCACTGGATACCAGCCTCCC